AGCAGCCCAGGCAATAACTGCGGTTGTCTTACCAGGACCGGTTGGACCATAGATAAGAACCTCATAATGCTTTTTACGAGCATGATCGAAGGTTTCGAAGTCTGTCTTACCGCCAGCTAACTTGCGGCTAACATACTTGCGAGCCATTTCGATTGGGGGAATCGTAGCCAAAGCAATTTTGAGCCGACCACCGATAGTTGAGGGTTGTGCCTCAGTATCAGGGGCAGCGTCAGCGATTGTTTGTGTTGGCTCCGCTAATAGCGATTCATCATGAGAACCACGCTCACGACGTAGGTCGGTCACATTGTTCTCCAACCGTTCGGAGTTGGCTGCAACCAAAGATGCAAGAGCAATGATGCGATGTTTAACATCGCCAATCTCTTCATCCTTAGGTGCTTTGTTATATGCAGCCATGGCTTTGGTAGACAATACCGGAGACCAACCAGTCTCTTTGATTGCATCAAAGTCTGCTGATGTAACGCGCACACCGACAGGTGTAACAGTGATGTATTCATCAGGATTAAACTGAGGCAAGAGTTCATCGAGAGTTGTTTCTTCCCAACGATTGCCCTTACCAGCAGCACCGTCTGTGATTCGTGAATAGACTCGAACGCCACCATTGAAAGGAACAAGAAGTGTTTGACGCTTCTCTTCCCCCATGGATAGTTCATAAGTTTCTACGAACATCGCTATATTCATTTGCCTTACCCTTCGTTTGATTTAGTTGCACGATTTGTACAACTAACAGGCAAGTCAGCAGGCTGACTTACCTGCTACTCGTACAAAGAGTAATGAGTAAAGGCCGGCGCCGATAGCAGACACGCCGACCCTTACCCTACGACTGTATTGATTTGGTTAACTGGATAGGTTACTTCTAGTATCCGAACCAGGCCACCCCACGCGATAGAATCTATCTAGTCACCGATAAACAGACGTGCACTATGATAGGACCCGCAATGACTCGGCGGGTAGGGACTAGTTTCTCCTATAGAACCCTAACCAATACAGAAGGCTTTACGATGGAATTAGACTTGATATCTAGCATCAATTCTTTTCCATCCCATTCTGTGGGGATTGCTTTATTACCCCATATAACTTTTCCTGTACCGGAACAGTTATTGCATTGCATTGACTCACGATGAGCCAATCCTTGTTTATCTGGGTCACCCACAGTACAGCTTTGTGGGAATACTTTCTTACCCATTGTTGTTGATACGAGTCGATATTGATTTCGCATGTCGTATCCAGTGCAGGTATACACATGCTGACCTAAGCCAGCGCATGACCTACAACGTCTAGTTGAAGATGGTGTGCGTTCATCCATCGCTCTATAGAGTTGATATTTACCACCTGCATACTTTACGTCATCTATATTTGCATAGTCTCTAATGATTCGGCGTGTAGAGGGCTTCATAATGTAATAACGAGTTACATCTGGAAGGATAACTACATCACCTGGCTCATAGATAACTAAAGGGGATGAAGCGTAATACGCGATATATATTCTGAACATACGATCAGAACTTCGGTATACGTTCAAGCCCCTGTCATATAGAGGACGTTGATTAGGATCTCTACCTCCTTTTAGATATCGATCCGCAGAGTCATAATCCCATACATCTTTGTGATGATATGCATTGGGATTGAGTTCATGACGCTCTACCATGTTGCCTCCGGGTTTGTTTGTGTTGGAACGCCTATAGCAACGCTGCTATAGACGACACCATCTTTGCTGGGACTGTGTTATCCACAGCAAGTTCAAGGAACTTGATTGAACTATCAAGTACATCGATGTAGTCATGATATTCTTTATTGACTATCACTCTACGTAAAGACTTTGGTGCTTCAGGAGGAGTAGGTCTTTCTGGTTTTTCACCAATCAACATTATTAATGTTTCTTCATCTAATGTGTGGATGATTGGTATCTCCCAAACTTTAGCGTCCCAATTCCATTGGGGAGTCTTGCCCCTATTATTGTATGGTCTAACTCCTCCCTCAGTTACGAGGGTGTCATAAGCAGCTTCTTGCCACTTACGTTCGTTAAGCTCATACTTTTCTAAGTCAAACTTATAGACAGCAAGCTCTTCGTTGTATTCTTTAATTTCTTTAAGAGCTTCAGCTTGCTTTGTTTTTAATTGAGTCAAAGCAAGTTGTCTATCTATATTTATATCAGCCATTGTGGCCATAACCTTTCCCTTCAATCTTCGCGTGGTTTAACACGGCGTAATTTGGCTAGCTCTTCTTGAGTTAGTCCACCCCAGATGCCATAGTCTTGCTTGGTATCTAAAGCAAACTGCCTGCATTGATATATAACAGGACAATTACCGCATACAGCGATAGCAGCTTTGATTCTTTTCTGCTTATCCTCACCCTTTTCTAAATCCGCATAGAAAAATAGGTCGGGATCAGTCTCCTTACACAATGCCTTCTCCTGCCAATTCCAGAAGTCTGGATTAGCAGGAGGCATGTTCTTGTAAGTAGCAGAGTTGACTTTATTCTTCGTAGACATCAATCTCTAGTCTTAGGATATCTCTCAAGTCTTTTGCTTGGAATAACTTAAGAGCATCCTTAGTGTCCACGACAATGCCACCACCTTCGACCCATCCGTATGGGGATACGAATAGGAACTCATGAGGGTCATCACATGACGGGGTGACAATACGTACATCGCCAATGTTATTAACATCAAGCGGTGTGTGATAGTTCTTACCTGCTGTACGGATTTCTTTCAGCAAGCGTCGGCGTTTGATCGCTTTGAACATAGGGTTTATCGGTTCCTTCTCTTATAGTTGGGATAAGCAGTTTTAATAGACATGCTCAGGTCTTTTGACGTGGCGAGCCGCCGTGTCAATGTTTGTTGCGGCGAGACTCTATGATTATCCGAGTCTTGCGGTCTATTTCTTTTACTTGTTCTTCCATGAGTTCAACCTTTTCTTCCATGGAAGCCATAATGATATTAAGATCATTCTTAAGATCATTAAGTAGATTTGATAATGGGTCATCACCTTGTTTAGGCATTAATCAGCCTCCCTTGTGATGAAGAGACTATCTCCCTGATAGGCACTACCGTAGCGATTGTTGAATCGCTTGAGTGAGCGTCTAATTTTGAAGAGGTAATAGACAGCACGAAATGCGTTATACATGTTGTAATCACCCCCTCATTTATTGAGGTTGTGACATGAGTGCGTTTGATTGTTGTTGCCATTAGACACGACCCACTGAAGAGGCTTGAGGATCAAAGACCTTGCCTGTCTTCCAGTGTGGTATTGATTTGTGGTCTGCACGACCACCAGCAGCCTTCCAAGCTTCACGCTTGGCATGGCTTGTAGCACTACGACCATTCACATGGATGAAGTTGGTCTTTTCCATCTGTGCTGGGCCTGGGTTTTGCTTACGAGCCTTACCGTTCTTACGGTCACCGGCTGTGTTTGCTTTAGGAGCTGGCGCTCCTCCTTTACCTTTTGCCATTGTAGTATGGCCCCTTTCGGAGGTTACTTACGACGTGGGGAACTCTTCCACACGTGTTCATTTGCTGAGGCTACGCCTACTGAGGCAAGCCCCATCTCTACTAATACATCATCAATACGCCACTTGAGTTCTTCAAGAGCGGTAGGTGAGAAGAACATAAGAGACTCTTGCTTACCATCATTGATGAGTACGAAGGCTGTTCCTGAATCTTTACAGCCTATTGTGTATACCTGATCAACATCTGTAGTAATGCTACTGCTATGTGCATACAAGATGTTTTTACCTAGTAGACCGTGTCGTTGCCAAGCACCGATTACATCAGTCTTAGGCTCAACAACTGCTACAGGCTCAGATACAGGGGGCGGCGGTGTTTGTGTTGGCACCGCTTTCTTTTTGCGAGGCGCCATTACTTACGACGTCCAGCAAATAATGCAATCAGCATGAATGCTATAACTGATGCAGACATGATGACTACCGTTGTTGTAGTTAAGTCCACGTTAATGGACATGGGTATTGCTCCTTTCTATAGGTGGTAGAGATATAGATGTCGATAGGCCAAGGGTTAGTAGGTCGATCATAACTAATTTCGTTACGGAATCAACTTTGATGTCGAATCACCTCATATATATCTCTACCGTGCCCCGCTAGGAATCGAACCTAGATTAACCATTCGGGGCTGCTATTACCAATTCCGTGAGTGGAATCGTTCCATAGCCTCTGACTCTGTCTCAAAGTAATGGCCTGTAAGACAACGACCACTATCGTGATTGTAAGTCCAAACCACATAGGGCTTGGCTGTGCTGTTTGGGGCATGGCATACGATTACAGAGTTAACATCATAGGCTAATGATGGCTTGCAATCAATCACCCTTGCTCCAGTTGATACGCCATTGTCACCCTGCAAAATAATGCCGGGGGCAAGCGTGTCTATGATTGGATTATCTGTCATACCTTTCCCTTCATCTCTTCACCATGAAGAGTAAGAGACAGAGATAGTCATAGTCGGATCAGTCTATAGTCTTGTTTCGATGGCGATTATCGCGACGGTATTCCATCTACTCCCAGAAGTAACACTTAGACAGGCACATCCTCTCGATTTACCCGTTTTCACCACTCTTCCTTTTGCGTAACTATAGTGGAGGACTACCCATAACTCCGTTATGGATAGAGTCGATAACTATCAACTATCTCTGCCTTTTACCCTGCATGGTGAGCGCGGGCGGGATTGTTTGTGTTGAAATTAAGCAATCCCACCTACGCATGATTTGTGCCAGTAGTTCTCACCTTCAGAACCATAGCGGTCGGTCTCGAGGTCAATATCGCTATTGCACACGATACATGTCTCCAAAGAACCTCACCTCCTCGCAACCAGCCATGCAATCCAAGAAGTAAAAGGCCTCAGTAAGTGAGACCTTGCTTGAGGCAGAGCGTTTGCCCTTTACGCCATAGTGATTGAGCCAACCAAGGACAGTCGGACTAGACAAACCAAGAACGATTCCCAGTTCATAGACGCGAGCACCCCGATCAACAGTCCACACCACTTTTTGGCGACCGTTTTTTCCTTCCTTGATCACAGTATCTCCCTTCTGTTAAGGACTCCCAAGAATAGGGAGTGAGAAGCAGACAGGAATACATTTACATGGGCTCTCCAAGACCTATCTGCCTTTCACCCTCTACCCTGTAAAAATTGGGCGGGGGGATGCTTTTCTAACACATAATCTCAGGAGAACAATCCTCCCTAGAGAGATTACACTCAGAGATAGAGTGCTCTAGACATACATAGCACTTGCTAGAGCAGATATGGGTTTGGACATAGTTTCTCTTCTCTATATCCCAGAAGAAGGTTCTAAGGTCATCACACTCAGTGCATTGGAAGATAAAGCCATTGAACTCGGTGGACTTAGTCATCCTGTCCTCATTTATGCGGGGAACGGTGCCAGAGGCTAACTTATTAAGAGAGCCACAATTCTCACAGTAGAAGTCAAGAACTATGGGAGCACCCATGATAGACCCCCTTTCAAGAGGTTAAGAGGCTCAGGTAGAGCCACATAAATGTTCCACGTGAAACACTTATGAAGTGCTACCTGATAATAGGGCGAGAGCCCCCTCCCAGGCCTGGTATTACAACCTGAGAGAGGGCTCTGCCTATTAGCAGTGGCCTGCCAGACTATCCGATGACCTTGGAGGCCTTCTGGATAATCTTCTTGAGAGCGTCTTTGGTTGCGTCATCGACACTCTCCATGCCCAGTAGGGCGTTAAGCGTGGTGTTGAAGGCTGGATAGGTTGTATCGAACGCAACCTTTGCAGCCTTGTTGGCCTTGCGCTTAGACTCTGCAGCAAGGCGGTTGGTTTCTGACTTTGAGGAGACGAAGTCAATCATCTCGTCGTAGTCCATGGCAGAGGCTCTTTTGAGGTCTGTCCAGTCTACATTTGACCAGCCGGCAGCAATAACTGCATCAACCCCGAGGGAGATGATGTAGCCAAGCCACACTTGACGCTGATAGATGTTTGTGTTGAAACGCTTATCAACACCCTCAACATCAGCCTTCTTACCCTCGGTGACGAGGGCAGACGCTACCTTCTCACGCAGAAGGTTGAGATACTCGGCTGGCTCAAGACCAGCAGAGAACAACTCAGCCAACTTACGGCGAAGGTCTGGGTCTACGAGGTCCTTAGAACCTGCGTAGAACGCAGCATCAACGGCAGCAGAAACCTGCTCTTGCGTAACTTCTAGTGTCTTTGTGGACATTGAAGTTCCTAACTGGGATAGGGATACTCACACCCTGTGAGCGTAACCTAACCCGTGTCTAGTGTGGAATCGAACAGGCTGAAGGGTCAGCCCCATAAATGCACATACTATAAGTAGTCACCAGACCTAGACTAAAGGCAGGTAGCGTGGCTACACCCAATCCCGCACTCCCCGTGCTAAGGTGTCTGCGCTTTAATTATTTAAGCAATAAAAAAAGCGCAGGCTAAAGTAGCCTACGCTGGGCGAGCCGTTCGTCATCGCCACACTAAATAGTAATGCTCTCCGAATACTGTCTCCTACGTCGCTTTTGTCCATAGTGACCCCTATGGGTTAAATGTCCTTTCTGTCCGGTATCGCCAGGTGAGACAGGCCATTGGGACCTATGGAGGCTAGGCAGTGGCCAAAATTTTTCAAGGTCGGGGGGATCTGAGGCAGTGGCTGGGAATAAATTGCTCGGGGCCGGTGTTACTATTAGCTGTCCTGCCAATCGGGGGACACTAACTCATATCTCGTCTAAGGAGAGAAATGGCTACTATGAACTATGTCTATACACAACCTACCACTATCAACACTATTTATCCTGGGTTCAATCGCTGGGCTATTGGATTTGATCCACTACTCAATACGCTGGGTCAGATTTCTCAAGCGAAGGATAACTATCCACCTTATAACATCCGCAAGGACGGGGATAAATACATCCTTGAAATGGCCTGTGCGGGCTTCTCTAAGGATGAACTCTCGGTTACGGTCAAAGAGCTTACTCTGACTGTCTCAGGTACAAAAGAAGGCGAATCAGAGGACTACCTCTATCAGGGCATTTCAGCTCGCAACTTCTCTAGGAACTTCGCTCTAGCAGAATACGTCGTCATCAAGGGTGCAAAACTTATTGACGGGCTGCTGACAATCACAATGGAACAAGAGCTTCCAGAGGAGAAGAAGGAGAAGACAATCACTATTAAGTGATATAGTTACACCCACGTTCCAGGGTACCGCCGCGTAACGGAAGATCTGCAGGTCTAAACCGCTAAGGTAACTCCTCATAATTGACATAGAGGGGTCGTAAGGGAAATGTCCACCACGGGGCACTGGGCCCTGGAACATCTTGACCTTTAGCTCAGTTGGCAGAGCAAGGCACTGTTAATGCCTGGGTCCCTGGTTCGAGCCCAGGAAGGTCAGCGGCGATACGTGTGATTCCGTATGAAAGATTACGATCTACGTGTCACCCCATTTATTCCCGAATCGTATAACGGTAGTACAGGTGCCTCTGGAGCACTCAGTTGTGGTTCGAATCCATGTTCGGGAGCTGGATAGGATAGGATCTATATATGAATGAACAAGAGAAAGAGCATGCTCGTAAGTTAGTCCAGCAGGCTAAGCAAGGTCTTAGCCAGTCAATTGATGCAACGCTGGCTGAGAACAAAGATATCTTAGATAAGCTTGGTTCAGACTTCGATGAGAATGGTGTACCCTACTGGTGGAAGTCTCAACAAGTGAGTGAGGATTAATATGTTCGCAGTACTAATCGGCGTCATCGTTGGCGTACTGACATCAAAACTCTTCGCGAAAGCGCGTCCGACTGTAGAGGATGAGGTTAAGATCCCTTGTTCTGCATGTGGTCGCACTTATTGGACTGGACGTCAGAACATTAGATCTCAAAACTACTGTGGGATCTGCTAATGCCTACCTTTGATTATAAGTGTATGAAGTGTGATTCGGTCGTAGAGATGCACATTTCCTCCTCTGCAACCGATACGATCTACTGTACTAGCTGCCAAGGTGTCATGACCAAGCAATACACCCCTCCCGCTGTGATCTTTCGTGGTGGTGGCTGGGGCGGTCAATAGTCTGTATCTCTGCTAGACTATCAATAACTACTAGAGAGGGCTGTAATGACAACTCTTGCCGCGTTTCAAGGTGATGGATGGGCTGTAATCGGAGCGGATTCACGAGCTACCGATGATTCAGGAGAAGTATTTGTTCTTGGAAACCCAAAAATATCTATCAATGGCCCTTACATATTTGCTGTAACCGGCGCTTCCCGTGGTGGAAACTTAGTTCAACAAGGTTGGGTCCCGCCAAAACCGCCCGCGACTACCGATGTGAACAAGATTGACATCTTTATGACGAGAAAATTCATTCCGTCGATGCGTAAGTTATATATGGATGCAGGTTATGACGCCAAAGATGATGGTGAGGCCGCATACACAGACTCTGCACTGCTCGTTGCAGTCAAAGGAATCATTTATCCGATCTTCCAAGACTATTCTTGGGACAGAGATGCCCGCCGAATTTATAACGGTGGCTCCGGTGGATCAATTGCACTAGGTGCTATGGTTGCACAAGGCATTGAAAAGGTACGTACACCTGAAGCCGCCGAAAAGATTATTCGCAAATCAATTGAAATCTCCACTGAGTGGAATGCTTATTGCATGCCTCCAGTTATTACTCACATTCAGAGAGCGTAATCACCTTTTCTCTGAGAGTATTCTCCTATGGCACTTAACTATGATCAATTAAAGCATCCTAAGAAACGCCCTCCCGTTGTTATTGCTGGCGTCACTGTGCCAACCCTTTCTTCCTTTTGGACTACTGGACAAGCAATTGAAGGCTCAATGACAACCGCTACCTCAGGTGAGGAAGCAAATGAGGCGGGGGAATCCTCTGCCACGGAAGCTGGAGAAACTAGTGCCCCCACTACAGGAGCCGCTAGCGCTGGAGGCGACGCCTCAGCAGGAGCAGCAGCGCCAGGAATGTGACCGGTGCTCAGCTAGAGCGCTAGTCCAATGCAACTTCCCATTTGGGGAGCTGTACTTTTGCATGCATCATTACAAAGACCTTGCTTCTGCCCTTACAGAACGCGGATGTATTGCTAAAATTCTAGAATACTGAGAGTTAGGATTCGGGTAGATGCCATATGGTAGCGGCGGCGGTCAGGACATGGTCCGGGCCTCAAGCAGAAGCGGCAATCTAGTAAGCGGCATTATGGGCGCTGCACTAGGCGCCTACAAAGATGCTAACGAACGACTTGCAGATCGTCATGAATTTGATTACCGTCAAAACCGTCGTGATGACTCTATGATTAAACAACGTGCTGCAGATGCTGCACTCCATCATATGAAGAACAATAGTGATTACTCTGTTGCAGATAAGTGGATGAAACAACATGGATCTGATTGGTCTAAAGATCCTGAAACAGGAAAATTAAAAAGAACAACCCGTCGTGGAGCAAAAGCAGGTAAGTTTGCTGCCGGTGGTGGTACAGGTTATTCTGCTGATCTTGTTGAAAACACTCGTTTAAAGAAAGAAATTCAAGAACTTAAATTTAAACAAAAGCAAAATGATGCAGCTGCTGGTATGGGTAATAAGAAAAAGGGTAAGGGTGCAGGAACAACACCTGCCACAAAAAACCCTGGATCAAACATTACTCCCCCTGTTGGTGGAAAGAAAACAAATAATAAAGCTAAAGGTCTTCCTGCTAAGAATTCTGGAAAGATAACTCCCCCACCTGCAGAACCATCATCTCCTGGTTTTAATGGTGGGCCAACCTTCGATGGTGAAGGAAATAATACTCAAAGCGCTGCCGGTAAGGCGTACGCTAAGAAGAAAGCCCAAGCTGCGGGTAAGGTTACACTCCCCAAACCTGTTGCAGCAAAGAAAGCAACTACAGCTAAAAAAGCAACGACTTCTAAGAAAAGCACCGGAGGAACAATCTAATGGCAAAAAGCGGCAACCGCGTAATGAAGCAAAAGACGGAGAAGGCAAAGGCGCAAGCACGTGATGCCTATAAGGGTCGTCAGCTTGGTATGGCTGTTCCTGAAGACTATCGTAAAGAGTCTGTGCACGTATTAGAACGCCCATCTAAAGAAGAGCGCGAAGCTCAAAATGAAGCCGATGCTATTAGCCGTAATAAAGCTGCAGAGGAGCTAAATGCTGCCGATAAAAGGGCTGCCAGAACTGTCTCAGGCAAAACGGTTAAAGCAAAGCCATTAAAGCTTGAAGAAAAAGATTATAAGCACAAGTCTAATGCGGATCACCAGTCTGTACTTCCTGTTGTAGAAAAGAAGGCAAAGCGTCGCCAAGCTGAAAAAGAGCTTGGAATGGGATTATCGCGTGTTACTAGAAGTGGCAGCATTCAACCCCTAGTAGGTACTGAAAAAGAAAAAGCTCAAAATATCCTTGTAGCTAACGATAAAGAACTTTTAAAGGAAACAGCAAAGCGTGCGGCTGCACGTGATGAAAAGGCCTCTAAAGTAGACCTTACCCCAAATCAAAAGAAAGAGCGTACACAACGTCAATTAAAGCGTTTTGCAAAAGACTACGCTATTAAACAAGCTAGTGGTAAAAGCGTAAGTCTTCCCGCTGCTGAGTCTGGCACTGCTGCACCTGGTCAGGCTCCAAAGAACAGAACAACTAAGTCTTTAAAGGTAAAAAAGACTTACAACAAAAAGACTGGAAGAACCAACGTAACATCAACTGGTGGCGCACAGGTATTTCCTGGTGATGGTAAAGCTGGAATCTTAGATCTAGGTAATGTTGCTCCAGCAGTAGGCGCTGCACCGGCAGTTGGAAGTCGTAGAGAGAAGCAAGCTCGACGTCGTCAAGAATACCGTATTAAAAAGGGTGTTTTATCTCCTGAGCCTAAAAAGAGCAAAAATGGAAAAATTAGTAAAAAAGAGCGTGAAAGAGGGCGTGTTCGTAACAATTATGCAAAGCAGCTTGAAGGAAATCCGGCAGCAGCTGCCGCTGTAAATGAGCGTAAGCGTTCTAAGATTGAAAATACAGATAAGCTTGCTAGAACTCGTGCGGGACGCATTGATGCTGAACGCGATATGTTGAAGGGCTCTTTGTTAGAAAAAGCAACTTCTATGGCTCCGGGAACTCCTGGTCGTGCAAAGCTTGCTGAAACAGCATTTAAATTAATTCAAGAACCTAAACAGACAAAGACTCTTAGAGAAGCTATTAAGTCTGGAGAAGGCGATTCTGCTCTAGATTCAAGAGTTGTATCTAAAGACGGTTCTGGTCTTGATAAGAAAGTCACATATCGTTCAGGGCCTAAATTTAGTAAGGTTGTTGGGGATGTAAATAATCCAGATCTTACAAAAACCCCTAAAACTGTTAAGGCTGATATTGGTGCCCCACGTTTGACTGAACAAGTTCAGGCAGCAGGAAACCACCCAGTACGATTAACTGGTCGCAAAAAGGATCCAGTCACTGGTGAACTTCGTGGAACAGGGCATATTGAGCTTCAGACAGCTAAGCAAGTTTATGAAACCCCTCAAAGCATAAAGGGAACAGTTGAAGATAAGAAGTGGCATATTCAGCAGAATATCCGTGTAAAGCATGAAAAGGGTGATTCACCTATTGAGCCAAAGTACCTTAACAGCTATATTAAGGATTTTGCTCAAAAGAATAAGCTTGATCATAACACCGCTGTTCACGTAATGCGTATGGCACATTTAGAGCATCAATCTCACGAAGCTAGTGGTGGGAAGCGCGGAAATCCAAAGCCATGGCAGACGATTACTTCCGGAGCTATTGAGCATCGTAAGCGCCGTATCGGTACAGAAACTGAGATTAAAGAGCGCTCTACAGCTAAGCAGAGTATGAAGAAGGCAGAAGCCAAGGAGCAACGCGGTGGAGGCAATAACACCAAGAAGGTAAGAGCTGAGACTCTTGCTAATAAGGTGCTTAGTAAGTTTACTGCGGTAGACGATGGCTCCAAGAAAGCGTAAACCTGTAAGAAAGGGCATGTCCCTAGCTGTTCAAGCTGCTAATCAGGGTGACTATGTATGGCACCCTGATGAGAAAGTACACAGCTGGACCTGTGATAAGTGTGGAGAAAAGATCAAAGCACGCCCAGATTTACATGATAGTCGCATTAGCTTAAGTCAATTTGCGATGGAGAATAACCTTAAAGTCATTGGCGCTAAGTCAGTTGACCACGTTCGCCGCAACTGCGGCCCAGAACCACGACCAGCGTATCGAAAGGATATCGATGGCTAAGTCAAAAGAAAAAGTTGTAGGCGGTGGCAAGGTTTATAAGGGCTCTAAGCAAAATGGTGGGCGCCCTATAGTGGTAAAACACTATAAAGAAAATGGGGAATGGAAGACTACCACCACTAATGCAGCTCGCCACAAGGTTGAAAAGAGTCGTGGAAAGAAACTTTCACGTAATGTTGACGTAGACCATATTGATAACAATAAGAATAACGATTCTAGTGGTAATCTTAGGACCATGTCCCACGGCAAAAACGTAGCCAAGGAGAACAAGCGTAGAGCTGGAAAGAAGGCAAAGTGAAGTCTAATCCTCATTCTAACGTCAACCATCGTGCCTTTAGCATGGATGACCTTGAAGGTCTGAAAAAGGGTGAAGTTGACTGGAGCGCTATGGAAGCTGAAGCTAAGCGTGACCTAAGAAAAAATAAAAAAGCTATTGAAAAGAGTCCTGAAGACTACGAATACTAAGACATATGCCAAAAAATCCCTGGGTCTGTGAGATCTGTGGTAAATCGTATGTCGTTGCATCATTAGCACGATGGTGTGAAGAAAAGCACTTGGAGGAAGAATATGGCAAAAACAGCTAAGAAGGCGGCTGCAAAATCTCCAGCCTGGACACGTAAAGCTGGCCAAAATCCTAATGGTGGTTTAAATGCTACTGGCCGCGCTTCTGCTAAAAAAGAGGGGCATAACCTAAAACCTCCAGTAAAAAAGGAAGAAGCAGCAAAGTCTAAAAAGTCAGCTGCTCGTCGTAAGTCCTATTGTGCCAGATCTGCTGGTCAAGCAAAGATGTTTCCAAAAGCCGCTAAGGACCCAAATAGCCGTCTAAATAAAGCAAGACGTGCTTGGGATTGCTAGATAAACTTATCTAGTCCCTACGCGCATGGGATTATAAACTCTCTAGAGAAAAGGTAATAAATGACACTCCCAGTAGATAATAGCGGAAACGTAGCCGTTGACTTTGTATGGGGTAACTTCCCTATCCAACCAGATCAGGCCCGTACCGGATCCGGAGCTTCTGTAGTCGTTGCAAACAACGCAGCTCAGAACCACGGATGGTCAGGATACTCTGTATATCCAAGCTCAACCCTTACAGAAAATAACACCACAGTAACTCTTAATCAGCTTTCCTACACTGTAGCCCCAGATAACCATGTTATTGCATATCAGGGCTGGAACTCGTACCCATCAACAGACGCACAGTCTGGTGTACTTCCAAGTCAGATGCCTTGGTCACCAATTACCTATGTAAGCGGTTCAGGCGTTGTTTCTGGTGCTTCATATGTAACTGTTCCAAACGTTATTGGAAATAACGTACAGGGTGCAGAAGATGCCCTACACGTTGCTGGCCTTGACGTAGTAATCGCTACTCGCACCTCTGGTGCAACACTTGCAAACCACGACACTGTATACAGCCAGAGCATTGCGGCTGGTGCTTCTAGCATCGCTCAGGGCACTTCTGTTACAATCACAGTTTACAAGTTCCACGATGCCTCAACTAACCCAGCAGGAAACATTAACGGATAATATCCGTAAAAAGAAGAAGCCCCCGAATATCGGGGGCTTTTTCATTTATACCGTCTTTAAGAAGGCATTAACGGCATAGTTGTCGGTTCTATACCGGTTGTAATAGTTAACGTGCCAAGGACTGAAGTCCTTGCCGTGACCACTCATGGAGTAGGCAATCTCGGCGTTAACTAGGGGATTTTTTAAGGCATTCCTAGACTTTAAGCAATAGTAGGAAACCCGGTACTTTAAAGCACCGTATAGATTGATCTGAAATAGTCCATAAGAATCATCACCGGTTCTAGGGTTGAGATTGTGAGTTCCAGGATGTCCTTGCGACTCTTTCATAGCAACCCCGTAGGCAACACGAAGCGCTTGACCTTTAAAACCCACATATTTGAGTAAATAAAGGAGCTGAGCTTTAGTTAGGGTTTTGGCCTTTAGTAAGGCTGTGATTGGATCTACGGCTACTTTATGGGCTACTGGTTTTACTACAGTAGCTGGTAAGGCGTATGCCGTATTTGCGATGCAGGTGAGTGCTGCAAAGATGAGACAAAATATTCTATTTTTTGCATTTATAAACACACTATCTCCTAGGCTAGAGGACCAATCCTAACCACCCTATATCTTTCACCTATAGGAGGCAATTTAGCGTCTGTCTGCCAAATTCGGGCTGCAATCCTTTTGTTACGTAGATGCGTGATGGCCCAGTTTCCCAGGCCATGGGTATACCGTAGCAGTAGTTACAGGGGTTCAGCAACCGTTATTATGGGTTAAAATAGGTTAATCGAGAGGAAGTAAATATGGACAAATCGGTCAAATGTAACATGTGTGATAGTAGAGCTATCTATGACGTCGCTAACCCTAGTGGTGCTGATCAGCAGTTTTGTGATCTCCACCTTCCATGGTTTATAAATAAGCGCACACTCCCAGATAACGTCTCATACCTCATTGACGAGCCACTTGATTGGCCTGAAGATAAGCTTGAAGAACTTCGAGAATTGAGGAAACAAGATGCGAGTGGAACGAATAATAACGAAACAAGCACATCCAGTCCCAAGCCAAGTGCGCCCTCCACAGGGTCCGTTTCCACCGGAAGTACTGGCTCAACCAAAAATAATAAGGGAGTATCCAAGACAGGGTGATGACGGCAACGTCGCTGATTCTGTAGACGGTACTGCTCAAAATAACTTTAAACCTACCCGTTGGTTTCGTTGTAACGAATGTACAATGCTAGTTAGTGAAGCTCAACTAGAAACCCACATTTGTGAGGAATAACAATGACTGATTCATTAGCCGATAGAACTATGCGCTTGGCTCAAGAAGCCCTGGCACAAAACTCTTCGCGCATGAGTCAAAATGAGATCTTAGAGCAGGTTAGGGCTCAAACAGATCAGGTCCTTAGCACTCAGATGCAACGCCACATAATGAAGGGTAAAAGATACCTAACTGAGGCTGAGCAGACATTTGGTATGACAAATCCTGGTCAAACAACAAATCTTATTGATGTTAGGTATGACCAAAGAAAATATTGGGCTGAAAACGCTGCTGACTTAATTGAAGGCGATGATGCAGAGCTTCATGCACCAGCAAACTTCTCCGGTGCAGATGTTCAAGCACCAACCCCTACCAGTAAAATTGATAGGCCAAGAACCATTGCCGCAGCTTTTGATGAAGAGCGCCAGGTTTTAACTATCATATTTAGTACTGGGGTTATCTATAACTACTACAGCGTTACTGTGGGGGAATGGATTACCTTCAGAAATCTATCTACTAAGTGGAGATATATTAGGGACGTACTTGATGGAAAGCCTAGAGGATACGCAAGTCAGGCAGATATTCCACCTCAGCTACAACATCTAGCTCATAGAGCCTATAGAACTGCTCAGATTGGAAAAGCACTTAGCTAATGGCACAGACACACGATATCGGCTCATTTTATTGGCACACTATAAATTATGGATTTAAGCCAAAAGAGCTATGGGAAAAAGCTGAAAGTCAAGAGATCGATCCCCCATTTAGACATGGTAAGGGGATTGCTATTCGAGTTCCCTTTACAACAAGGGGGGTAGTTCTTGCTAAATGGAAAAAGACTGGTTTCAGTGAGGCAGAGGCCTTAACCTATGCAGTCAATGGACGGGGTTTAAAGTTGGATGAGGTAAACTGGGATACTATACGATATGGGGCAGAGGATGATAAGTCTAAAATTCAAGAGGCGTAAGTCGGTAAAGCGCGAACTTAGCCGTATTCAAAAGCGAATTCAGTACCTTAGCAATGATGATCTAGCTGCTTGGGCTGAAAGTTCTATCTATGACGTAGCACGCAATATCTCAGGTTGGCGTAAGCACCAAGATTCATTTCATTTAAAAGAGGCTACCATGGCTGCAGAAGTCCTATTCGAGGCTCTAAATACCATTAGTCGGAGAGAAGAAAATGCGTGAGGATTTTGAATTTAATGACTTCGAAGAAGAGGACGACTCTTCCTCCGATTTTGACATGGAGAGCGTTTATGAATACGACGATGACGAAGAAGAAGAGTTCGATGACGAAGAAGATTTTGAAGATGATTTTGATTCCGATGATTCTGACGATTCTGATGACTTCACTCCCCTTCATGAAGAAGACTTTGAAGAAGAAGACGATGAGCTTGATGAGCTATCTAGAGAGTTCGTTAATTCACTTGTAGACAAAATCATGTCCTTTATGAAGCTTCTTGTAGGGCACGATCTTCATCCCTACCAAAAGCCTCTTGCTAGAAGAATTATTGAGTCTGTAATCATTAATGACGGCGAGGAAGTTACTGCCCTTGCCTCACGTCAGTCTGGAAAGTCTGAAACTGTTGCGGATACCGTGGCGACTCTTATGGTGATCCTTCCACGCCTAGCCAAGATGTACCCAGATCTTTTGGGTAAATTTGGGGATGGCATTTGGGTAGGCATGTTTGCCCCAGTCCAGGCACAGGCAGAAACCTTGTATGCAAGAACAGTATCTCGGCTTACAAGTGAGCAGGCACTAGAGGTACTTGGCGACCCAGAAATTGATGACACTACGGCTAAAAGTCCGGGAGTTACTAGAAACATCCGTCTAAAGAACTCAGGATCATCCCTAATGATGATGACCGCCAACCCACGAGCTAAGATTGAATCTAAGTCATTCCATCTCATAATTATTGATGAGTGCCAAGAAGCTGATGACTTTATCGTTTCTAAGTCAATTGCTCCTATGGGAGCTTATTACAATGCTACCTTGGTAAAAACTGGCACTCCAACTACCCATAAGAACAACTTCTACCGATCAATCCAGTTTAATAAACGACGTCAGACTGGAAGAACTTCTAAGCAAAATCACTTCCAGTGGGACTGGAAAGACGTTGCAAAGTTCAACCCTAACTATGAAAAGTTTATTAAAAAGGAAATGCTCCGTATTGGTGAGGACTCCGATGAGTTCCAGCTATCGTACAACTGCAAATGGCTTCTTGAGCGCGGTATGTTCGTAACGGGTTCGGTTATGGATGACCTTGGAGATACTTCACAGGAGATCCAAAAGTCATACCACATGTCTCCGGTTGTTGTTGGAATTGATCCAGCACGTAAGATGGACTCCACTGTAGTTACAGTCGTATGGGTTGACTGGGATCGTCCGGATGAATTCGGGTATTACGACCATCGTGTCCTTAACTGGCTAGAGATCCAGGGAGATGATTGGGAAGAGCAATACTTCCAGATTGTAAACTTCTTAGGAAACTACGATGTCTATGCTGTAGCGGTTGATGCCAACGGTGTGGGAGATGCCGTAGCCCAACGTTTAAAGATGCTTCTTCCTAGAGCTGAAGTTATGTCTATTACTTCTAGCCCTACCGAGCAATCCAAGCGTTGGAAACACCTGCAAGCCCTAATTCAACGTCAGCTAATATCCTGGCCAGCTCACGCTAAGACGCGCCGACTCCGTATTTGGAAGCGTTTCTACCAACAGATGACAGATGCCGAAGTTCAATACAAGGGCCCTAACTTTTTGGTAGCTGCCCCAGAAGAGGCTCACGCCCACGATGACTTTGTAGATTCCTTGGCCTTGGCATGTTCCCTGACTCAAGAGTTGGTTATGCCAACTGTGGAAGTTAGCTCTTCTCCGTTCTTTTAATTTACGGGGAGTTTAGGGCGAAAAATACACCAAATAGGTCCAGACTTACACCTGAGGCCCTCAATCTCAACCCTATAGGAGAAATAAAAATGGCAGAAAACATTGCCCCAACACCATCGTTCCCAGAGCGCCCTGGCAATACTTACGAGCGTAAGTTTAGCCCAGCGACACCTGGTCTACGTGGACCTCTTCGTTTTGAAGAGGGTGTAGCAACAGATACAGATGTACCTAATGACTTCCAGCTTGGAATTAACCAGGGATATGACACCCCTGCTGTTCGTCCTAACCACAACACTAACGTATTCGAGAAGCCGGCTGCAGAGACAATGGGCGAGCGCGCTCACGTCGGTTCTGCTGCATGGGTAGAAGCACCTACCTACATCTCAGAGTATGAAGATGGCAGCTTCACTGATTACTCAGAAGCTACCTTCGATGAGGTTGTACGTTCTGGTGGTCGCTATCAGCGTCCCAACCCAGCACAAGTTAACGACTAAGTAAGATATACTTATAGTTGGTTCCCGGTCTTGTACCCCTTCTCCGAGACCGGGGCCATCTATTAGGGGGAATAAAAATTGGCAACAGCTTCAAATCAAAAACTTTGGAACCAAGTTCTTCGTGAAGCGAAGGCTAAGTATCCGCCTAAGAATCCTAAACACCCGATGAATAGAGCGGTTGCTAGTTGGGCTACAAAGGAATATGAACGAAGAGGCGGGACTTGGGGTCCTATAGAAATTCCAGATCCTAAGGCAGAAGCTCTTAAGAAACAAAAAGCTAAAATTGCAGAGAAAAAACGCGAAAAGAAGAAGGCAGGATTAGTTTAATAAATGAGCATTGACTTTAGTCCTCCGTCTTATAGAGCTGCGTCCTCTGACCTAACTATCTCTATTTCCCCACTGGGACTTGTAGAGCTTGCTGATGAAGAATTTGAAGTTCATGGTCCACGTCTAAATCGCTACTCTCTTAACTGGGCAATGTATTTAGGACACCACTGGCCCTATCGCCGCGAGCTTGGCGAATCACAGATGGTTTATAACTATTACCGCGCCTTTACAGATTACATAATTAACTTTACATTTGGACGTGGAGCAGCTTTCCGCAGCCCACATGCAACAGAGGCAATAGTTCCAGACATTCTAAAAAGAGTCTGGGAAGTAGATAATGATAAGCATGGCGTACTCTGGGAGATGGGTCAACAAGGCGGCGTATCAGGAGACTGCTTTGTTAAAGTAGCCTATGAAGAGCCTTTTAAAGATACCGTTGGTCGTCAGCATCCGGGTAAGGTACGTGTCCTTCCACTAAACGCTTCATTCTGTTTTCCAGAGTTTCACCCACATGATCGTTCAAGACTTATTCGTTTTAAGCTTAAGTACCGCTTTTGGGGCACGTCTCTAGAGGGAACTCGTCAGGTTTACACCTATACAGAAATCCTTACAGATGACCGCATTGAAGAGTACATCAACGATGAGCTCATTGACTCACGTCCAAACCCAATTGGCGTAGTCCCAATTATTCATATCCCTAACGTACGTGTTTCAGGATCCCCTTGGGGACTTTCTGATTGCCATGACCTAATTGTTCTAAACCGTCAGTATAACGAAGTTGCTACTGATATCGCAGACATCATTAACTACCATGCGGCACCCGTTACAGTTATTACCGGTGCTAAGGCCTCGTCCCTAGAAAAGGGACCTAAGAAGGTCTGGGGCGGTCTTCCTAAAGACGCCCAAGTCTTTAACCTAGAAGGTGGCGGCCAAGGTCTAGAAGGCGCCATGAAATATCTAGAAACAGTTAAAAGATCAATGCATGAGATGATCGGTGTACCAGAAACTGCATTGGGTCAGATTCAACCCATCTCTAATACCTCTGGAACCGCCCTTGCTATTCAGTTCCAGCCTTTGATGAATCGATACCAGCAGAAGGTAATTCAATATGGTGAAGGACTTCGTCGCATTAATGAGCTAGTTCTTTTAACCATTGGTCTTAAAGAACCTCAGCTATTTACATATAACCCAGATTTTAATGGCCCTATCCGTGGAGATCAGCTACCACAGCTTGATCCAAATGATCCTATGACCTATCAGTCGTATGTACATTTCCCACAGCCATTGCCTCTTGATAAGCTTATTGTTCTTAGTGAGATCCAGACCAAGATGTCTATGAACCTAGAGAGCCGTAAGGGCGCTCTACGTGCTCTTGGTGAGGAGTTCCCAGATCTTAAGCTTGAAGAAATCCGCACTGAGCTTATTGAGGATGCCAAGTCTGACGGCGCACTCAACCTACTAAAGGCTCAAGTCAACGCAGCTATTGCATCTCTAACGGGCATCATGCCAGACGGTGGTGGAGAACTACCTCCTGGAGCAGAGCCTGGAGATGGAACCGGTCCTGGACCTTCTGGACAACCTGGAGTAATCACCCCATTTGAGGCGGAGACTCTAGACCAGATGGCCAACGACTTGGTCACCAAGGCCTACGGAACAACACTTCCAAAGGCTAGAAGTGGCGAAGATGATACCAGTCAGGACTCTAAGTATCCTGAAGGGTAATAAATAGTTTAGCCAGACAAATACCGCAATATTTGAAAGGCTATACACCACTGAATCAATCCGCAGGTCATCGTGATACTCATTCGGACAACGACCTCTTAAACCTAAGGAATAACTATGTCAGAACAGGCAACCGTTGTTGATACAGCTGTAGCACAAGAAGCCTTCCAGGCCGAAGTAACTTCAGCAGTAGAAAACACTCAAACCGTTACACCCGTCCAATCACAGTCAGGAAAGTCATACACAGAGGAAGACCTTCGTAAGGTCCGTGAGCAAGAGAAATCAAAGCTCTACCCTCAAATTGACTCGCTTAAGGAAGAACTAAATATCCTTAAGAAGGACCGTGAAGAACGACTCGCTGAGGCAGAACGTGCCCGTGTCGAGCAAGAAGCAGACGCCCGTAAGAAGGCAGAAGCTGAGATGGATGTCCGCAGTCTTCTCGAAACAAAAGAACGAGAGTGGGCGGAGAAGTTGGAAGCAGAACGCTTAGAGCGTGAAAAAGCTTTCCTACTCCTAGATCGTGAGCGTCAGTATTCAGAACTAACAGAATACCGCACTGCACGACTTCAACAGGAGCAAGATAATATTCTTCCTGAGCTACTTGATTTAATCTCTGGAAATTCCAAAGATGAAATCGACCAGAGTATCTTAGGGTTAAAGGAACGATCAGCTCGTATCCTTGATTCAGCGCAAGCAGCTACCCAGAGTTTGCGTCGAGAGATGACGGGGACAAGAACTACTTTGCCCCCTACCTTGGAAAACAACTCGGATCAACAACAGTTTACAGCGGAACAAATTGCCGCTATGTCGGTTGCTGACTATGCAAAATACCGTTCGCGTTTGATCCCAAATCTAAACGCAAACGGCAAGGGAATTTTTGGGTAAGTAAGAAAACAACCACTTATAACTAAGGAGTAAAACCGACATGGCATCAGCCGTAACAGGTACCGGCAATCTCGCCGCAGCACCTACAGCTTATTCTGGCGCTAACAGCCAGCTGACTCAGGCGATTCAGACCATCTGGTCAAAGGAAATCCTTTTCCAGTCAATGCCTATCCTCCGCTTCGAACAGTTCGCTGTTAAGAAGACTGAGCTAGGCGTCGCCCCAGGTCTCCAGATCAACTTCATGCGTTACAACAACCTCGGATTCGCTTCAGCTCTTGTTGAAGGTGTCCGTATGTCAACTAACGCTTTGACAGCACAGCAGTTCTCGATCACAGTTGCAGAACATGGTTATGCAATTGCAGTATCAGAGCTTCTTCTTAACGCATCATTCGATGACGTTATGGCATCAGCATCACGTCTTCTTGGACGTAACATGGCTCTCTATCTTGATGGCCAGGCTCGTGACACCCTCATGGCTGCTTCTTCAGTCATCTACGGTTACGATCGCACAGGTATCTCAGGTGTTAACAGCTGGTACGACAATGGAACCGCAGCAACATCACGCGCTTCATTGACCGGTTCTTCATACCTCACAACTGCGACAGTTAAAGACGCAGTAGAGACCCTCGCAACCAAGAACATCCCTCGGTTGGGCGAAACTTATGTTGCTTTCGTTCACCCTCACCAATCACGTCGTCTTCGTGACAATTCAGAATTTATTGAAGTCACCAAGTACGCTGCTCCAGGAAACTTCATGCTCGGTGAAGTCGGCCGTCTCTATGACACCGTATTCATTGAGACCACTCAGGTCAAGAAGACCCCAGGTGGTGCTGGTTCAGGTTACACAACCGACACAGCAGTAGCTCCAGGATCAATCTCTTACCCAACTGGTGGAGGTTACACAACCCCAACAACAGTTACCGGTAACGGTGCAGCAGATCGCTATAGCGCAATCTTCATTGGAGATAACGCATTCGGTCACGCTATCTCACTCCCAGTCGAACTCCGCGATGGCGGTATTCTTGACTTCGGTCGTGAGCACGCATTGGCTTGGTACGCAATCTATGGTCTTGGCCTTATTACAGATCAGTCTGTAATCATCGCAGAAACCAACTAATTAAATAACTGGGGGAGGGCCTTGAAACCCTCCCCCAACACAAACACTTAGGAGAATAATAATCGTGGCAAAAGCAAAAGTAACAGATGTAACTGGACGTCAGCGTGAGCAGCTTCTTAAGGACAACATCGAAGCTATTCAAAAGCGCTCAGAAGAAATGTCAATCGCTTCCCAAGTTGAAGCCCAGCGTCTAGAGACAGAAGTCCTAGACTTGACAGCCGGTCCAGTACCGACAGTAGTAGACGAAGTGGAAAGCGTAGGAGTCGACCTAGCGGACGATTCAACCGTTATTAGAGTTGCAGAAGATTTAGATTTTGTAACAATTGGAGTAGGTAATCACTTCTCCTTTAAAGCCGGTCAGAAGTACAAAGTTGCTAAACATGTAGCTGAACACCTTAAAGAAAAAGGCTACATTTACGACCGCGCATAAGCAACCCCACTAGAACGCCCACTCCGACAACTGCCCTCCTGTCGGGGTGGGCCTTTACTTTTTAACCTGATTAATTATCAATAGTACGGCATCATACCTCTATAGCCTAGTTGGAGGATAAGTGGCAAATATTCAAACCCTGTCTAACAGGCTTAGAACAGAAATCGGTGACATCGGCCGATCCTTTATAGAACAATTTACAGGGGATGGCGTTACAAGCCAATTCCAGCTACCCTATGCTCCAGTCAAGGGAATAAGCCTTAGAGTTACAGTTAATGGCACTGATGTGTCTAATACAACCTCCGTAGAAGAGGTAAGTGGGCTTTTCCAACTTGGAATTATTCCCAGCAATAATGCTGTAATTAAGGTTAGTGGAGTTGCATATAAGTACTTTACGGATACAGAAATCCAGTACTACATTAGCCAGGCTTTCTATGATCATTCGCACAATGCTACTGATAGCAATGGGGCTACAACAACCCTAGCTACCCTGCCTTTTGTGGAGGAATATCCACTTGTAATTTTGGCTACCTCAATGGCCTTGTACACCCTTGCTACAGACGCCGCATTTGATATTGACATTATTTCTCCAGATGGCGTAAGTATCCCTCGTTCAGAGCGTTATCGCCAGTTAATGGAAGTTGTACAGCAACGAAAAGAACAATACAGAGAGCTTTGCTCACTTTTGGGTGTTGGTCTCTATCGCATCGAGGTTCTTACCCTACGTCGTATCAGCCGCCGTACAAATCGTTATGTACCTGTATACCGTCCACAAGAAGTGGACGACGGCTCTATACCGCAACGCGTCTATCTACCTGTTCCAAACTACGGAGATACGACACCACCAGGACCTGCAGAGCCAAAGGATCTTGAGCTCATGTCCGGTGATGACTTCTACGAGTCCTTTAAGTTTGACATGGATCTTACAAACTGGACCCCTGCAGCACAGGTTCGTCTATTCCCTGAGATACCTGCGGATCAGGTTGGCCCACTATTACTAGCTACATTTACGATTACTAAGAGTGCTTCAGTTACCGGTGGTATACTTGACACTCTAACCATTCACTTACCTAGCTCCGTAACAACAGACCTTCCTCATACGGCATATTGGGATCTACAGCTTACAAGTAACGTTGATGGAACAGTTAAGACCTACCTTGCAGGTAAGGTCTTTACAAAAGCACAAGTAACTATTACTAACCCAGAGGATTACTATGGTTAATACACCAAACTTGATCGGTATGCCGTCTGACGATAGTAACGATCCTTCCGTATATCTTCTTGGAATTAATAACCAAAACGGTGCTACAGGTCCTACAGGAGCTGTAGGCCCACAGGGTGCTACCGGTCCTACAGGAGCCGCTGGTGCAACTGGCCCTACCGGAGCCAGCATTACCGGTGCAACTGGAGCTACAGGCTCTACTGGCCCAACAGGCTCTACTGGTCCAGCTGGAAATATGGGTCCAACCGGTAATACTGGACCTACTGGTTCTCAAGGAAACATTGGTCCTACTGGAGCCACAGGTGCAACTGGTGCAACTGGTGCCGCCTCAACTATTCCTGGCCCTACAGGTGCTGCAGGATCTCGTGGTGCTACAGGTGCCACAGGTGCGACCGGTGCCACCGGTGCTACTGGTGCATCTGGCTCTATCGGCGCTACTGGTGCTGGAGGTCCTGCTGGTGCGACTGGTGCACAAGGACCTACTGGTGCAACTGGTGTTGCTGGTCCTCAGGGTATTCAAGGTAATACCGGTGCGACTGGTGCAACAGGTCCACAAGGTATTCAAGGTTCTATTGGACACACTGGTCCAACTGGCTCAACTGGTGCAACCGGTATTCAAGGAAACACGGGTCCTACAGGTGCTACCGGTAATGCTGGACCTCAGGGTGTAACTGGTCCTCAAGGACCTTTGGGTAATACTGGCCCGCAGGGTGTTCAGGGTATTCAAGGTATTGTTGGCCCTACTGGTGCAACAGGACAACAGGGTGCTGTAGGTCC